GGCCTTGGTACATCTTGGCCTTGCCCGACTTGCTCTTCAGGGTCCAGCCCTGCTTGATGTTGCCACGATAGCTCATTGTTGATTCTACAGTTGAATTCGCGCAGCGAATTCTTTGGGGGGGCCAAAAAACCTGTGTTCTCAGGTTTTAGTATTACCCCCCCAACCTTGGAACGCGGAACGCGTTCCAAGGGGCGAGCGTAGCGAGCCCCGCTATTATATAGCTAGTCATATGGGATGAATTTGGCACAAATTCTAGAGTGACACAAATCTCCCGGGAGATTTGTGTCGACACAAATCTTCCAAGGATGAATTCGCGCCGGCAAGATATCTTGCGGGCGTATCATCAGATGGTTCTGGCGGGCACGCCAGAAGCTGCTATACGTCTTGCGTTCGAGCAGGGCGACCTGGAGAACTTGCAAGACGACATCATGGCACACTATTGGCGGCACACGCGCGACTTGTTGCGCAGAGTGCCACAGTTCAATCGCAAACTCGAGTTTCTGTCGAATTTCTTTGAAAGACCTCCGCATGAGATTCTTGACGCCATCGCGACGGCGCACTTTCCGCAGTTGACCGTCGCCTACACACAGCCGAACCACAATCTGCTGCGGCAGTGGATCAACGAACTCTTTCGCGCCGCGAACGAGGAACTTCAGGAGGCGGTGTAACCGCCGTGGTTTCGGGTTGGCGCACTGGCCAGCAACAGCACAGCACGTTACGGCAGTGAACGAAAAAGTTTACGATGATTTTCATTCTTCAGGAATGGAAGCAAGATGCTTGCGCTTGCCTGCCGACGGAGTCGACGACACGCGCGTCGGCGGGTCGGTCTTGTCGGTGACATCGTCGTCGATGTCGTAGCAAGTGGCGCTGGTCAAGCGCTCGTTGCCTTCCGTCTCGTACGAGCCTGAGTCGGACAGCTCCTCCTCGCATTCCGGGCCGTCGTCTTGTGACGCCATCGACATGAACACAGCGCGCATGAACTTCTCATTCACGTTTTTCTGCTCGCTCACGACGCGGCCCATCTTGATCACGTCGAGAACATCGCAGTGCGTGTTCTTGGCGATGTCGATGACAGTCCAGAGGTGATACACCGAAGGTCCAATCTCAGTCTTGGCCTGCTCGCAGAGCGCCTGCCACATGCGAACGTCTTCGCTGGTGTAGCCATTGCGGATGCTGTCCTCAAGGTACTTGGTCTTCGTAGTAGTCATGGTTGAATCGAAAGAAAAGATGTAGCGACGCAGTCGCGAAGAAAAAAAAGAAAACACCATCTGAGCGAAAAGCGAGTTTTTCAAGGTCGGAAATGAAAAAGTGATTTTTTCGTGACGAATGCTCGGAAGAAGCTTGCTTCAACAACATCATTCAACAATGAGTCGCAACGACGCGCCGATGAAGTACTGGATGTTCACGCTGAACAATCCAACGGAGGAAGATGTTCCTCCTAACGTGTGGCCTGATGTCGAGTACGTCGTGTGGCAACACGAACGCGGTGAGAACGGAACGGAACACCTCCAAGGCTATGCCGTGTTTGTCGGAAAGAAACGCCTGCAGTGGCTCAAGAACAATTGCTGCGAACGCTCGCACTGGGAGCCGCGCAATGGTGCGCACGAACAAGCCGTTGCGTACTGCACGAAGGAGGACAGCCGCATCGCGGGTGACGGCCACGGACCGTGGACGTGGGGTTCGGATGCGAACATTCCAAAGAAGAAAGGCGAACGTACGGACCTCAAGCGCGTGTACGACAAGTTGTCGTCGGGCGCCAAGGAGGCCGACATCATGAACGACCCTGACCTCTTCCCGGTCTGGGCTCGTTACTACCGCGCGATCGAGCGCTTCGAACTGCTCAACCAACCCAAGCGCAGCTGGATCACGTTCACGCAAGTGTACTGGGGCACCAGCGGGTGCGGCAAGACGCGCCGTGCGCACTACGAGGCGAGTCTCAAGGCCGACGGTTCCGTCGGCGAGCCATACTACGTCCTGCGCAAGCCGCAGGGTACCGCCGTGTACTGGGACGGCTATCAAGGCGAGAAGCACATTATCATTGATGAGTTCTACGGCTGGATCCCGCGCACGATGATGCAAGTCATCTGCGACCGCTATCCGGCCATCATCGACACCAAAGGTGGCGCGCGCAACTTTCTCGCGACCAAGATCTGGATCACCTCCAACGACCCGCCCGAGCAGTGGTGGCATCGCATCGGCCTCGGTGCGATGGAACGTCGTCTCACCGGCGACCATGGAGCCGTCACCCATATGACGCAACCGTGGGCACCGCCAGGAGAGGTCCCTGCGCCTCTCCCGATGGTGGTGCCGCCTATCTTCCCCGAGCCCGGCCCTCGTGCCGTGATCGTCCCCATGCTCGTGCAGATGCAGCGCCTCGCGGAGCAGGAAGCCGACGAGCTGGAGCAGTATCGCCAGTTCGAACTCGCCGAAGAAGAAGAAGGCCGCCGCATCTACGACGAGTGGATGCAACAGTTCAATTAAACGTCGAGAAAGCGCATGCGGAAACCAGCAGTGAGCGCAGCCGCCGACGTGCCCGCGGGCTCGTCGCCGACCGTGACGAGGTAGAGCGCACCCTCCTCGATGTCGCCGATCGCACCCGTGCCAGCAGCCTTGTAGGTGACCGGCAGGCTCTTGAGGTCCAGCCAGCAGCTCGCAACCTTGCGGGTGTGGTCGTGCAGATTCGCGAACGCCGACTCGTTGCCGATGAGCACCTCGTCGACACGCTTCAAGATGCGGAAGCGACCAGCGTTCGCATCGTTGTTCATCGCGCGCGTCGATGCCGAGACCAGGATGTCCGTGACGGCCGGCAGAGCTCCCGTCGGACGCTTGTCGTACACGATCATGTACGCGAGGCTGACCGCGTCAGCGTTCGAGTTGTTCGCGATGTAGCCACGCATCTGAAGGCCCTTCATCACGATCTTCTTGCCGACACGCTGAGTGACGCCTGCACCCTGGGCGACGGTGTTGAGCAGCGTCACCGAACCAGTGGTGTCGAGCGCGTATGACGCCGACGCAAGGTCGACGTAGCCCTTCTCCTTGGCGTACGCACGCTGAAGGCCCTTCTGGTAGCCTGTCGTCATCTTCGACGGACGCACCACCAGGCCACGGCCTTGGTACATCTTGGCCTTGCCCGACTTGCTCTTCAGGGTCCAGCCCTGCTTGATGTTGCCACGATAGCTCATTGTTGATTCTACAGTTGAATTCGCGCAGCGAATTCTTTGGGGGGG